CCTAGAGCACCAGATGTTGAAATTGTCCCAGCAACAGCATTCCAACCACACGCTCACTACACTACAACATATAGATGTAGAATTAAGAGAGCTGGCGGAAGTGATGTGTTTGAATTAAACTATTATACAAACGCATCTACGATTGGTGTTGGAAACTGGTTTGACGCTACTAGTGAACAACCAGCATGTAAATTTTACGCGCAGTCTGAAACTTGGAATAGCGGAGCATACACTGGTGGTGGAACTGGAACTACTTTTGAATATTATGGAATATGTAAAGGTTCTTGTTCTGGTTTTATTACTAGTTGTTTAGTTCCAACTGGTAAAAGTTATCCAGTTGATACAACTCCAGAAGGTCCTTGTTATGTTAACGTTATCTTACTTGGAAGATTTCAGATGGGGTGCGCTTCTTCAAGTAGAACAGTTTCTGCTAATTATGTTGAAGGTGCTGAAGGTGTTGGTGATGATAATATTCCACAAAGCGGAACTAATGGTTATTCGCATAATTCTTCTCTTCGTAATGTTTTACCATTTGATACTGCTATTGATGGAACAACACCAGCATTTCCTCAAGTTTCAAACATTGTCGAAACAACAGAAGCATTTGATTATGAAGAGGATCCAACTGAGCATACTCATACTATAAGTTACACAATTACACCAACTGCTTATACGTTAAATACTAATGAGTTCTTTGTAAGTACTGATGGAATGTCTGCCACTGTAAATGTTCAACCAGAGACAGACACTAAATTGGATGGTTTGATTGCTCCATTTATCATGGTAGATTTTTTAATCAAGGCATAAGTAAAATAAGATGGCAAGATCCACACGTTCTAATTATCTAACTGATAAAGTAACCTTTACATCATCAACTTTTCCAATTGGAGCGATAGTTCCAGTTCTTAAAGTTGATGATAACAAAGTAGCTGATAATGGAGTAGTTCTTGCTTTAGGATCTGTTGTTTCTGGATCTGGTGGTGGAAGCAATTATTATACCGATCTTTCTAGTACTGCTGGATTTGCTACAGTTCCTATTACACTTGGAATAGTTACTGGCAACATTGGAGCAACAACTGATGTAATTACTTATCCAAACCATCCATTTGTTGATGGAGATAAAGTAACTGTAATTGAAGCAGAACAAGCACCAAATAAATGTAAACTTGGAGCATCAATACAAAGTTTTACTATTACAAATGGTGGTTCTGGATACACTAGTGTTCCCTCTGTTCAAGTTACAGATAATGGTAGTGGTCCTTTCACTGCTGGATCTTTTCAGTGTGTTTTAACGAATGGTTCTGTGTCAGCAATTAATGTTGTTGATGGTGGAGAAGGATATCAATTTCCACAAGTCTCTATAACTGGTGGAGGTGGTAGTAATGCCACGGCGACTGCTAATTTATCTTCTGGTGGACTTGGTGGTGTTCAATTTGAAAGAGGATTTACTTTTTATGTTAAGAAAGTAAATAATAATACTTTTAGATTGACAAGAAGTAATGGTGATGTTACAGCTGGAAAATATTATAATATTACTGATATTGGATCATCTGGTAATTTTACATTAGCAACAGCAACTGGTTTTGGACTTAGAGTTGGTGTATCAGCAAATTTGGATGGATCTGTTAATTTTGCCACTATCAAAAGATCTGGATACGGATATTCTACTGGGGATGTTGTTTACATTGATCAACCAGGAAGTAGTGGAACTGCTAGAGTTGAAATTGTTACTGTAAGTAATACCACATCTACAGACCCAATTCATCAATATCCAGGATTTTTATATTGTGATGGATCTGTTTATGATGCCGATGATTATCCTTTGCTTTACAGAGCAATTGGAAATCAATATGGTGGCACTGGAGGAACATATAATCCATCTAGCTTTGGATCTAGTAGTTCCGTTACTTTTGCTGTTCCAGATTATAAAACTAGAAAATTAGTTGGTGCTGGTGGAGGTGTATCTGGTGGAGGATCGCCAGTCTCTGGTAACGTAATCTCTACAGTTGGTGCCACTGGAGGTAGATGGTTTTTCTCGAAAACACAACAGGAAGATTTATTTGATGTTGGTAATATTGTTATCTCTGGATATGATAATGTAACTGAATTTGTTTCTGGTTTTCTTACTGGTCAAGTTTCAATTCAAATTGGACCATTACAAGAAAAACCAATCGCAGCTGTTCCAGAACATGAACATGCTATTCTTACATCAGATGCTCCTCAGGCTGGTACATTTGAAGGATCTGGTGCTTTTGCTGACAATCATGCTGCTGGATATAAGAGTGGTACGGGACAGGTTAATTTCTTTACGCCAGAATCTGGTGTACCACTTTTCCATAGTCATGGAATTGTTGATTATGTTATTCCAGATCCAAATGCTTCTACTTATGGTAATGTTGGTGGAATAGGATCTAAAACAACAAAAACAATTTCAAGTTCTGCTATCATTAGCACTGGTGGAGAAACAACAATAACGATAACTGGTCATGAACTTCAGTCTGGATATAAAATTAGAGTTCAATCAAATGATCAGACTACACTTGCTCAAGTAAATTTAAATGGAACTACAGCACCTTTCAGCGCAAATACCGAATGGTATGTTATTAAAGTAGATGCCAATAGAATAAAGTTAGCATCCAGTAGATATAATGCTTTGAGAGGAACAGCACTGACATTTGCTACAAATGGTAGTGGCGGAACAATTGTACTTGAAACGCATTATCTAGCCGCTGGTAATTTCCCATCACAAATTATTGTGGAAATTAGAACACCAGATCCAACAGTTTATGATATTGATAATAATTATGTAATTGGTGGAAAACCAATTTTTATTCCTGGGGATACATTTACAACCACAATAAACAAATTAAATCAAACTACTGCTGGAAGCTATGCTGTTTCTGCTCCAACTTCTGCTGAACTTCCATTAATCAGCATTGCTGTGGCATTGGGTGGTGCTGGTGGCGGCGGTGCTACAACTAATACAGCTGGCAGTTCTGGTGGTGCTACCTATTATTCTTTCAGCGCAAACGGATATACTTACGAAGCACGAGCAACTGGAGCTGGTGGTGGAGTTAGGGGAGATTCGGGTGGTACTGGTGGTGCTGGGGGAGATGGATTTGTATATGTTAAAAGTGGTGGAAGTACAGTACAAACCGTTGATATAAGTTCACTTTCCAATGGGGGATCAACTTCTCTTACTGGTGGTGCTACTCTAACTCGTGTTTCTTATTATGATGGTCTTCCAGGTGGAGGTGGCAGTTCTTCTCAGGGTGGAGCTGGTGCTATTTCTTCTTATGTTGGTGGAGAAGGTGGTGATGGAGCTAGAACACTATTTACTGGATCAAATAATGTAGTTGAGAGTTTCAGTACCCCATCTTCAAGTTTCTATTCATATAATATTCCAAATACTTGGCCTCTTTCTAATCTTCAAGTAGAAGTAAGAGGCGGTGGTGGAGGATCTGGTGGTCTTGGTGATGGTGGAACTGGGTGGTTCGCTGGTTCTGGTCTTCCTGGAAAGAGAGTTGTAGCAAATATCAATCCAGGTAATAATGGATCATTGAGAGTTTATGTTGGTGGTGGAGGTAATGCTGGTGGAAATAGAAGTGGTGGAACTGGTGGCGTAGGTTTTGCTGGTGGTGGTAATGGTGGTGTTTCTAGTGGCGGTGGCGCAGGCGGCGGTGGTGGCGGTGCTTCTGCCGTTGGTACTGCTTCTGCGATTATTGTTGGCGCTGGCGGTGGTGGTGCTGGTGGTGGTGCTGGTGATGGAGCACAGGGGTCCGATCAAAATGGTCAACTTAATTCTACGGATGCCGTACAAGGTTTAAGTTCTTTGTTTTCTGGTACTGGAGCAAATGGTGCGAACTCTGAATGTTCTGGCGCCAGCGGCGGCGGCGGTGGTGGTGGAGTTGGTATTGGATCTGGTATCGGCGGCGGCGGCGGTGGCGGTGGTGGATCTAATGCTCGTAGAGATGGATTTGGTGGGGCTAGAGGACAGTCGGCAGTAAAAAATAGTGGTACTGGTCCAACAGCAGCTCTTGTTAGCGAAAGTGGAGCTGGTAATGGTGGTGTTGTCAGTTTGGGTCAAACCGCAAATGGTGGGGCTGGATCTGTCACTTTTACGGCTACGGAGAATCAAACTTTTTATGGATCAGGTGGTGGCGGCGGTGGATCTGGTGCTTTCTTTGAAATACAGTTCAGCAATGTTGGTAATGGCAGTGCTGGATCTGTAGTCATTGGTAGTGGAAATACTTCTGGAAGAGCATCTGTTGGTTATCAAGTTAGTGGAACTAGTGGTGGCAGCAGTGGCACTTCTGTAACTGCTGGCGTTTTTGATAGAGCAAGTACTGGTGTGGACTATATTGAATCTGGAACTGGATCTGGATCAACTGGTGGATTTGTTTCACCAGACGGATACAAATATTTGAGATTCGTTGGCAATGAAGCAAATAGATGGGCAAGAACAATTGAAAT